AACCCCGTTGCCGTCCTTAAGCTTACGAATAGCCGCAATAGTTGCATCATTCATAAGGAACTTCGCGTTTCTGCGATAAGGACTCTTCAGTGCATAAACAAGGCTGATAAGCTCATCTGCAGTGATTGAAGTCTGATTTGCCGCAGTCACACCAAGCTGTCCGCCATTTGCGGTAAAGATACCGGTAGGCTGATTTGTTCCGTTACCTACGCAGAATGCCTCTTCCTCTGCAATACCAAAGGCTCTTGCAAACTCTCCTGCAATATAACCTTCCAAGTCAAACGCAGAATCCTGTAAAAGCTCGATGGAAACCTTCACAAGGTCAGTAAGCTTAAATGCATCGATGGTCTTCTGATCGAAAGTAGGATCACTCTCGGTGTAAGCCCCATTCTCTGCAGTCCACTGAGCAGCCGAATGAGTAGCCGCAACAGGGATCTTTCTCTCAGCACTGGTAGTGATAACCTTTGCAAGGCTTCTCACCACATTGGCCTCATCAAGACCGGTCACGATCTGACGCTCAAACTCTTCCGGAACAAGATATCCGCCGTCTGCCTGGACACCCTCGGAAAGCACGTTGTGAACAAGTCTCTTGCCACGAAGATGTGCCCCGAAGTCCTCCTTATAGGCATTGGAAGCACGACCGGTCTTTTCCTCAACCTTCTGGGAAGGTCTTCCGGTCAAAGGCTGGTTCATCGCCTTATTAAGCTCCTGCTCCCTTGCATCCGCTCTCTGCTGTCTGTCGATGGCAGCGGTAAGATCCTCGATCTCCTGCTCCATACGACCGTAAGTGGCACTGTCCTCTGCAGACAAGATGCCGTTTTCGTTCTCATGGGTATCCACGAAATTCTTCGCAGTCTCCCAAACCTTTGCTCTCTTCTGAATCAATTCATTGATAGTCATAATTCAACCCTCCATTAAATGAATTTCCTGATAAAATTTAAGCGCTCCCTGACTTCATCAGCGGAACGCCCATTACCAACACTGTCTTCAGTTACATCTGTTGCACCGGTGCAACTCTCATCTGCCTTCTGGATCCTGCACTTTGCAGCTATCCTTTCCATAAGGGAATTGGTCACCGCCGCCTTGGAATACATAGCCGAAACCTCTGGAGCCTCAATGTCCTCTGCTTCTGCCTCTTCCCTTTCAAGGATTCCGTCCGCAAAGCCAAGTTCCACCGCCTTATGCGCATTCATCCAGGTCTCGGCATCCATCATGCTTGAAAGCTTTGCCCGATTAAGACCGGTCTTGATCTCATAGGCGTTCATAATGCTTTCTTTTACTTCTGCCAGCATGTGAATCGCTTTCTGCATCTCAGCCTTGTCGCCAAAGGCGATCGTCGCCGGATTATGGATCATCAGCATACTGACCGGACTCATAAGCACCTTCGTACCTGCCATTGCGATCACGCTTGCAGCACTGGCCGCAATGCCATCGATCTTGACAGTCACATCACCCTTGTAATCCATAAGCATGTTGTAGATCTGAGCCGCCGCCACACAGTCACCACCCGGACTGTTGATCCAGACCGTAATGTTTCCGCTGCCGCTTTCCAGCTCCTGCTTAAAAAGAGCCGGTGTGACATCGTCGTCAAACCAGCTTTCTTCCGCTATCGTGCCATTAAGGAAAAGCACC